GTTATAGTTTCTGATTTACTCAGATACTGTGATGAGTTTTCTAAACGTTCCCAGTGGGCCTGTGGAGGCCGACCGGTATACGTGTTTCCCATAAATGAGCAAGAGTATACTGACTTTGTGAAGTCTATACCTTGTCTAGGGAGATATTTATACCACAATTTAGTGGAAAATAGTAAAGATTTAATTAGAATAATTAGTTCTTATCAAGTTTATGAAGGTTATATTGACGATAAAGGTCCAAATGGTTGTTACAACCAATTTTTAAACTTTGCCAAGAAGAATCGTTTTGATTCTTATATGGTATTCAATTTTGATTTCCTTTCCGTTATTTATTTCTTCCGTTCTCTTATTGAGTGTATAACTAAATGTTATCCCTCTTTTTCGAGAAAACCTCATGAACTTATATTAAATTATATGACTGCAATATTAAAATCAAATTATGGTGACGATTTAATCTCTTATTTTAAGTATGTAAAGGATCTTCTTTTTGCTTTATGCATTAAACAAGAAGTTTTACCTCCTCGTCCTATGTTCTTACCTGATGTTAAGGGTCAGAGCATTATGGCGATACTTAAAAAGACATTTATCTTCAAAGATTTTTGTAAATTTCTTTGGTCACGACTTGTCTCTACTTCGAAAATTAATATCATTTTCTTTAATACAATTAAAGAGGGCCTTAAAAAGGCCTGCTTTGAAGTTCCTCAGTCTTTAGTCTATCGGTCCTATCTGGACCATAGTAAATTATTAGCCAAGGAGCCAGTTGTAGACTTAGAATTCGAGCAAACCTTTAAGGAGTACCTCGATCGTTTAATAACTGTTCAAGACTTCCGACGTATTACACCTTCCTTACTGGAAGGGTCAACATCAGGGTCCAAACAATTTAAACGTTCTGAAGGTGGACAAAAAGAATTTGTTCGTTCCCTATTAGAGAATGATTTGAATACAGAGACTATATTGCAAGATAATAATTTTTTAGATATGGTGTCAAATCTATCTGTTTATGGTTCAATAATGCCCTCTTTTAAAGAAGTGCAGAATCATACCATAGATCATTTAAAAAACGAAGGAAATAACCTCGTTCTGACATCCATACCCTCTGGTAATTTAGATCCAGATGATCTCGTATTAACATGGTATACAAGTGTCGATGTTGTTGCTATAAAAGAACCTTTAAAGATTCGTATGATATCGAAAGGGGATTCTATGACATATTACTTGTCACAGTTTTTCCAAAAGGCTATGTGGGCTTTTTTACAAAAGTTTCCTCAATTTTCCTTAACGGGAAAGTCCTTAGATACACATCCTGAATTATTAAAGATTATAATGTCTCCTCTTCCAAATTTTGTATCTGGAGACTATAAAGCCGCAACTGATAATTTAAATATCCGTTTTACAAAGCTTGTTTTCGAAAAGTTCTTATCCCTTTCCGGGATCAAGGACGATTCCTTACTCGCAATATTAAGATCGGTTATATATGAAACACACTTGACTTACCCAGTCCTCAATCACCATGAAGATATTCCAGATGCTAAGCAAAAGAATGGACAATTGATGGGTTCTACCCTCTCTTTTCCTATCCTCTGCATTGTTAACTTAATTTGTTTCTGGATTACTTATGAATTTCATTATGGACCTACCAAACCCCGAGATCTCCCTGTTCTGGTTAACGGTGATGATATTTTGTTTAAATCAGATAGCTTGTTTTATAAACACTGGAAAGAAAATATTGACAAGGTTGGCTTTAAGCTCTCCCTTGGAAAGAATTTTTCTTCTCCTGATTTCTTTACAATTAACTCAAAGCTATATGATAAGAACTTTAACGAGATTCCTTATGTAAATATCGGTTTACTAATCGGTACATCTAAATCCTCAGGTGGACGTTCGAAAGAAATGTCCCCTATTTGGGATGAGTATAATCGATTAGTTAACTTAATTCCTGAATCTCTTTTACCTTTTATTCATCGTCGTTTTATTCATTATCACCGAGAGATTATTTCTCAATTAACTGATAAGGGTAAATATAATCTTTTTTTACCTAAATGGTTAGGGGGCCTGGGTCTTCGACCTGTAGTCCCTTATAAGATTACACCTTATCAACAATATTTCTCCTCTTATCTATACAAGTATTATGGAAAACAAGTGCAAACAGGAAAGTTTAAATCTTTTAACATTTCCCTAGTTAAAGCACAGCAAAACCATATTACTACATTAAAATCATATCATACACCAACATTGGAATTTTCACATGATCCTACTCGTATCTCTCTTCGAGAGTATGAGTCTAAGCATACAAAATTCTTTTGCATGGCAGATAAGACAATACCTATAGATAAAGAGATCCTAAAAATGATGAGAAATAACGAAATGATAGACACTTATGGCACAGTATGGACTGTAAAGATCCCGACAAAAAAGGATTTTCCAGAATTCTTTAGTTCCATACGAGACAAGTGTTCTCTCGCTGATTTATCTATCTTACCAAAGAAAATACTAACTAATTATATAGATCCTGTTGTTGTTATAAAACCCTCAATTTACAATGAGCAGGTTAAGGAAGTTCCCGAAAAGGTAGACCATCAAATCTTAAAAAAGAAGGCGAAAATACTGTTAGAGGATTCCTCTAGTTTCTTCGACCTTACTAATAAAAGTTATGATGGTCTTTTTGCGTAATGCCCTCTTCGGTTAAGATCAACAACAAAGCCAGACCTCAGTCTGCGCCAAAAAACAAAAATAATAACAATAAGAAAGAAAAAGAAACTGCTTTCAGTACTCCTCCGAGAGTCCCTAAGCAGCTTAACATGAATTCTCTGGCTCTAAGCCCAGATGCCAACAAATATAAATTAGGATTGTTAAATCCTTTTTCTGATGTTGCAACCGGTGCTCGATTACCTGACCAATATTTTGCTCCAACCGTTACCTATGCAATCCGTGAGTTTATCACATGCAAAGTTGACGCAAATGGAGAATTTGATATCGTTTTATGTCCAAATCCTTTGTATGTAGCTTACTCTACTCGCAGTTCTATCGCGAACGGGTCAACTTTAACTTTAAAGGATTCAAATACATATGCTAATGGTCAATATCTTAATGCCGTAACCTCCTTAGCGAACAAAGTTTCAAACTATCGTATCGTTAATTGGGGTGTTCGTGTTAGACAAACACAATCTATTAATACTACACAAGGTACGATCACTGCTGCATTATTCGTTCCAAAGGATGGTTTATACCACCCTGCTATTGGAACAAGTGGTGCACCAGTTGGTAATCAAAGTCTTGCAAGTGGTAATTGGTCTACATCAACTATGGCTGCTTATTTATTAGGAACTGGTTTACCTGCCACTGGCTCTGGTACAACCTCCAAAATAGATATTGGCTCATTAGTCGATTTTCCCTACCACATGCGTGCATCTTGTGTGAATTGTGCTGAAAATACTTATGAAATTGTTCCAAAATTAGTTTCACCCACTAGCCAACATTTCAGAGGTGCCTATGACAATGTCTTTGGCACTGATATTACTGGTCAAAACTCGGTTGCTTTTATACAACCTGGTGATGCATCATATGTGTTGGTAGATGGTTGGACTAATATAGTTATTTCCGGAAGTGGTCTTGCTGTTAATACCGCTGGGGCTGTGGACATCGAGATTGTTTATAACATCGAAGGTAATCCACAAATAACCTTAGCTGGTACAAATGCCATTGCCATAGCGACAGGAGCTAAATCGGCTCACGATCCTATTGGCATGTTAGTTGCACAATCCCTTCTGGACGCTTCTCCTGCATTCAAATTACTCAATTTAGCAAGAGTAGCCTTTAAATCATTTGGAAACAATTAAATTTTTAACTTATTGTTAACTATAACTAATTTAATCATTATTTTACTAATATCCACTAATTTCAAAATTCACTGTGAATTAAGAAAACTCATCATAGTTCTTAACTCGGGTTTAAATTCCCGTTTGTTAATCCTAAGATAAGCACATAGTGTGCCGATTCTTTCTTTTAAC